CAGCGGTTGGGGCTGATGGCTCCATCCGGTCCCATCATCGAAGTGGAGGCGCAAAGCGCAACCGTTGATAATCAACCACTTAACCCATAACCCAATACAACAATAGTCATATGTAGTGGTCGAACTGGACAGCATACCACAACCTGTAGTGTTCGACCCTGATCACCCCAAGCCTCGGCGCTCTAGAAGTGGAAGTCGAGGTCCCTCCACAGTCGCGCTGGGGGTGCCCCACACCCTGAAGCCCCCATCACCCCAAAGGGGTACCCCCTCCTTTTTTCTGGACGGACCTCCGCCGGGGCGGATAGACCTATTGACACATGGACCTAGACCCGGCATCACCCCAAGACCCCCCAGAAGAAGTCACCGATATGGCGTACCTGCTCGTGACGAGCGCCGTGCGGCGCGGCATGGAGTACGAGGAATTCACCTTTGAGGTAGAGGACGGCCCTGAGGACGGCACTGAGTACAAAGTAATCGTGATGAAAGTATGACCGATCCACTCGACGGCATAGACCAGCGGCTGGAGCTGACGCTCCTGCTTGAGGAGACGTTGCGACGGAAGCGCGAGCGCAAGATCGCGTCGTACTTCCCTGATGAGGGCCCTTTAAGGCGTGAGCTGTACCCCAAGCACATTGCGTACTTTGCGGCTGGGAGAGTGTACCGCGAGCGGCTGATGATGGCAGCGAACCGTATCGGCAAGACCGAGTCTATCGGCGGCTACGAGGTAGTATTACACATGACCGGCAGGTATCCTGAGTGGTGGGATGGCCGACGGTTTGACACGGCGATTAGCGCATGGGCGGCTGGGGACACGGGGAAGACGACGCGCGACATTTTGCAGATGAAGTTACTGGGACCACCCGGAGAGTTTGGAACCGGCCTCATCCCCAAGGTAGACTTGATTCGTACCACGGCCAAGGCTGGTGTAGCCGAGGCAATTGAGACCCTGAGTGTGCGGCATGTTTCTGGAGGGGAGTCACGCCTGACTTTCAAATCCTACGACCAGCGGCGGGAAGCGTTCCAAGGCTCCGAGCAGGATGTGATTTGGCTGGATGAAGAGCCGCCTTTGGACGTGTACACGGAGTGTCTACTTCGTACGATGACCAACAACGGCATGACGATGCTGACGTTTACGCCACTGATGGGGATGAGCGAGACGGTTATGTCGTTCATGCCGAATGGCGACATTCGGGAGCAAGCGGCTGGCAGCAAGTACGTGGGGATGGCTACGTGGGACGATGTGCCGCACCTCACCCAGAAACAGAAAGACGAGTTGTGGGCGTCGATCCCACCGTTTCAGCGGGATGCCCGCTCCAAAGGCGTCCCCCAGCTTGGGGCGGGGGCAATCTATCCGGTTCCAGAGAGCGAGCTTATCTGTGAGGAGTTCACGATTCCTGAGCACTGGCGGCGGTGTTATGGGATGGACGTGGGGTGGAACCGGACGGCAGTGGTGTGGGGCGCCACCAACCCGGACTCCAACGTGACCTACCTGTACTCGGAGTACTACCGTGGGCAAGCGGAGCCGATTATGCACGCAGAGGCGATCAAAGCCCGTGGCGAGATGCCGGGGGTGATTGATCCGGCCTCAAGGGGAAGAGCGCAGACTGATGGGCAGCAGCTTCTGGGAATGTATCGGCGGCATGGATTGGACATTGTACCGGCCCAGAACTCTGTGGAGAGTGGGCTGTACACGGTATGGCAGGCAATGTCCGCAGAAAAGCTGCGGGTATTCCCAAGCTTGAAGAATTGGTTGAATGAGTTTCGGCTTTATCGGCGAGATGAGAAGGGCCGTGTTGTGAAAGATAACGATCATTTGATGGACGCGACACGGTATTTGATGGTAAGTGGTTTAGGTAGGGCTGCGATTCCCGGCAAGTATTCCGGCAAAAAAAGCAGTATGCTTACGATGCCGATTATCAATTTCTTTAAACGATGAAAGACGACCTTTACGAAGTACACCAGCAAGCCCGAATCGAGTTTGATCAAGTTCAATCTGCTTTGTATCAGGAGCGAATGAACTGCATGCAGGACCGACGGTTTTGTTCGCTATCTGGGGCGCAGTGGGAAGGACCGCTTGGGAATCAGTTTGAAAACAAGCCGCGATTTGAGGTGAACAAGGTGCACATGGCGGTGCAACGGATCATCAACGAGTACCGCAACAACCGGATCGGGGTAAACTTTGTGTCTCGTGAGGGGGAGGAAGAAGATAAGCTGGCAGAGACGTGTGCCGGTTTGTACAGAGCGGATGAGCAGTCCTCCGGGGCGGAAGAAGCTTATGACAACGCCTTTGAAGAAGCTGTGATGGGCGGTTTTGGCGCGTGGAGGCTCCGCACCGAGTACTCCAACGACGAAGACCCCGATGACGACAGGCAGCACGTTTGTATCGAGCCGATCTTTGACGCAGATACTAGCGTGTATTTTGACTTAGGCGCAAAGCGCCAAGACAAGGCAGACGCTAAACGCTGCTTTGTGCTTACGAGCATGACGTACTCGGCTTACAAAGAAGAGTGGAACGACGACCCTTCTACGTGGCCTAAGACCATCACGCGCAGCCAGTTCGACTGGTATACACCCAGCGTTGTGTACGTCTGCGAGTACTACAAGATTGAGGAAGTCACGGAGCAAGTCCGTACTTACCGCAGTATTGACGGCAAGGAAGAGAGCCTGCGGCCAGATGAGGTTGAGATGAAGGAAGAGGAGATGCTGGCAATTGGCTGGAAAGAAGTGCGTCGCAAGAAAGTGAAGACCAAGAAGGTTCACAAGTACATCATGTCGGGGGCCAAGATCCTTGAAGACTGCGGGTACATTGCTGGGAAGTGCATCCCGATTATACCAGTGTACGGCAAGCGTTGGTTTGTGGACAATGTAGAGCGGTGTATGGGACATGTGCGGCTTGCTAAAGACGCACAGCGTCTTAAGAACATGCAGTTGTCCAAACTCGGTGAGATTGCGGCTCTTTCCGCGATGGAGAAACCTATCCTTTTGCCTGAACAAGTCGCCGGTCATCAGCTTATGTGGGCTGAGGACAACCTCAAGAATTACCCGTACCTGTTGATTAATCCGATTACGGATGCCAACGGCAACCCCGCCCCCGGTGGGCCTGTGGCGTACACGAAGCCTCCGTCGATCCCGCCGTCCATGGCGGCCCTGCTCCAGATTACAGAGGCCGACATGCAGGAAATTCTCGGCTCCCCTCAGCAGGGAGACAAGATGGTGAGCCATCTGAGCGGTAAGACGGTTGAGTTAATCCAGCAACGGCTTGACATGCAGACCTTTGTGTACATGTCTAACATGAGCAAGGCCATCAAGCGGTGCGGGGAAGTGTGGCTTTCTATCGCACGCGACATCTTTGTTGAGCAGGGCCGTAAGATGAAGTCAGTGACTGGCAGCGGCAAGATGCAGCCGGTGGAACTAATGAAACCGGTGGTCAACGACGAGGGCGAGATTGAGTACGAGAACGATCTGTCTGATGCGGATTACGACGTGGAGGTTCTTGTAGGCCCTTCTAGCCAAACCAAGCGGCAGGCTACGGTACGGGCGCTCACGGACATGATGACGCTCACCCAAGACCCTGAGATGACCCAGGTGCTCTCGGCCATGGCGATGCTGAACATGGAAGGCGAAGGCATTAGCGACGTGCGCGACTACTTCCGGCATAAGCTACTGAAGATGGGTGTGCTTAAGCCTACTGAAGCAGAAGCCCAGCAACTCGCTCAAGAAGCCCAGAACGCCCAGCCTGACCCGCAGGCGCAATACTTGCAGGCAGCCTCTGAGCAGGCCATTGCACAGGCCGCTAAGGCACAGGCTGACAGTATTCTGTCTGTGGCCAAGGCCGAGGAGACGCGGGCGAAGACGACCGAGACACTTTCAAAAGTCAGCATGGCAGATCAAGAACGGATCTTCGCGCTGGCTGACCGGCTTACCCAGCCGGCACCCCAGATGCAATAAGACTTGCATTTGGGACACGAATCCCACATGAATACAAACGAACCGGCAGAAGATACCATAGCAACAGCGGAAACTGAAGAACTCCTAAACCAGCCAGAGGCCGCGCAAGCGGAGCCTGAGCAGCAAACGGAGGAAGCAGCGGAAGAAGTTGTGATCAGTATCAAAGGAGAATCGCCACCTCCCGAAGAGGAAGAGAAGCAAGCACCCGAATGGGTGAAGAACTTGAGGAAAAGCTACCGAGAGTTACAACGCGAGAAGCGTGAACTCGAGGAAAAGCTCAAGATGGTAATGCCGGCAGCAGAGAATAATCCTGTTGTTCTCGGTAAAAAACCAACACTTGAAGCATGCGATTACGATTCAGACAAGTTTGAGAACGAACTTGCTGGCTGGTTCGAGCGCAAGCGTCAAGCCGATGAGGCTGAAGCCAAGCAAAGATCCAAACAGCAAGCCGAGCAGGAGACTTGGCAGAAGAAGTTGGAAGGCTACAACCAGTCTAAGACTGGGTTGAAAGTATCTGATTTCCAAGATGCCGAGGAAGCTGTACTCGAAAGTCTGAGCGTAACACAGCAAGGCATTATTCTTCAAGGCGCCCAGAATCCCGCCGTAATGGTCTATGCCCTAGGCAAAAACCCAAAGAAGGCCAAGGAACTGGCAGAGATTACTGACCCAGTTCAGTTCGCGTTCGCGGTAGCGAAACTCGAAACTCAACTGAGTGTGACTCGCAAACAACTCCCGCCTCCCGAAAAACGAATTGTAAGCAATAGTGGATCTGGTTCTTCCAGCGTTCAGTTGGAACGGTTGCGTGATGAAGCCGCACGTACCGGGGATTACACTAAAGTTATGGCTTTCAAAAAGCAGTTAAAATCTTAATCTTAATAATATATGCCCGCACCCGCACCAGCCGGAATCAGCTATAACAGCTTTTCTAAGGAAGAGCGCGTAGCGTTTGAAAACCTCCTTGAGGGGTTCCAGGACGCACTTGTCATGTCCCGCAACGTCTCGATCTACAATACGGATCAGACGATGATGGAGCGCACCAACAACACGATCTGGAGGCCACAGCCTTACATTAGCCGTTCCTTTGCAGGTACGGATCAGACCGATAACTTCAGCCAGTACACGCAGCTTGCTGTTCCTTCGCAGATCGGTTTCAACCGTTCTGTGCCTTGGATCATGACGGCTACTGAACTTCGTGACGCTCTCCAAGAGCAGCGCCTCGGCAATGCAGCCAAACAGAAGCTCGCTTCTGACATCAACGTGCAGACGTTGAACGTGGCTTCTTCCTTGGGCTCGCTTGTTGTCAAGCGTACCACGGCGGCTACCGGCTACGATGACGTCGCTCAGTGTGAGGCCATCTTTAACGAACAGGGTGTGCAGTTTGAAGACCGTTACTTGGCTCTCTCCACCCGTGACTACAACGGGATGGCAAGCAATCTGGCTTCCCGTCAGACGCTGGCCGGCAAAGCCTTGACTGGTTACGAGAAGTCGTTTGTTGGTGAAGTTGCTAGCTTTGGCACCTACAAGTTGGATTACGCCAACCGTATCGGTGCTGCTTCCGGTGGTGCCATTACGATTGATACTCGTGACTCGGCTAGTAACTACTGGGTGCCTAAAGCCGTTACGACCTCGCCTACTACAAGCGAGCGTCTTAACGTTGATAACCGCTTCCAGACCATTACTGTGTCTCAGACGACCTACGTGCAGCCCGGTGATGCGTTCACCATCGCTGCTGTTGAAGCTGTGCATCACATCACCAAGCAGAGCACGGGTCAGCTCAAGACCTTCCGCGTTGTTGCGGTGGTTGACGGCACGCACCTCCAGATCACTCCTCCGATCATCTCCAACCAAGTTGACGCTCCCGCTTCGGCTGAGTATCAGAACTGCGTTGTCAACACGAAGGCGGCCAACAGCGCAATCGTTTGGCTCAACACAGCCGCTGGATTCATCAACTGTTTCTGGCAGAAAGATGCGATTGAGATCCTGCCCGGTCGCTACGCAGTGCCTTCGGACGCTGGCGTCAATGTCATCCGCGCTTCTACCGACCAAGGCATCGAACTGGTCATGCAGAAGTTCTACGACATCAACACGATGAAGATCAAGTATCGTCTCGATACCCTCTTTGGTGTTGTGAACAAGCAGCCTGAAATGAGCGGGATCATCCTGTTCGGTCAGTCTGCCTAAACTTAGGCTTCACTGGGGGAGAGCGGTTGACTCCGCTCTCCCCTTTGTGTATCAAGTCCTTATGCCACTAAAAAAGGGATACTCACCAAAGACGATTTCCAAAAACATCTCGACAGAGATGCACGCCGGAAAGCCTCAGAAGCAAGCAATTGCAATTGCTCTAAGCACAGCACGCAAGGTCAAAGCTGAAGCTAAAAAGCCAAAGAAATGAGTGAATTTCCTTGTTTCGTTTACAAAGGCAAAGGCAAGCATCAAGGCAATGGCGGGACTTTTGATCTTTTGGTGGTTCAGAATGCTGAAGAGTTGTCCGAAAAACTTTTAGAAGGCTGGTTTTTAAATCATGGAGAAGCCATTGAGGCATCAAAGTCAAAGTCATTTGCGGAAACACTCGTTTCCAAGCCCGTGGAGCCTGTTTCTGAGCCTGTGTTGGACGATTCTGCTCCTCCTACACGAAAAGAACTTGAAACCAAGGCTACTGAGCTTGGAATTAAGTTTGATGGTCGCTATTCTGACAAAAGACTTTCGCAACTAATTGAAGAAGCACTGAAATAACATGGGCTGGACCAAAAAACAGATTCTGGAGCAGGCTTTTGAGGAGATTGGGATTGCGTCGTACATTTTCGACCTAACTCCTGATCAACTTATGAGTGCCGTGCGCCGTATGGATCTGATGGTCAGCTCTTGGTATGCCAAGAACATCAAGATTGGGTATCCGCTGCCTGTGACACCCAATAACAGCCACATGGAGGAGCAGATTGACACTCCTTTGCAGGCAAATGAGGCTCTTGTGCTCAATCTAGCGGTTCGGTTGGCGCCTTCTTACGGCAAAGTTGTTGCTCCTGAGACAAAAGCTTTAGCAAAACAGTTGTATGACCAGCTTCTCGTACAGGCCGCGATGCCATTTGAGATGCAATACCCAAGAACGCTACCACTTGGTGCTGGATACAAGCGCACAGAGCGTGTATTTGTAGATATTCCCAACGAAAATCCGATCCAGTTGTTGCCAAACGACCAGGGTCAATTCAGAAACTCTCCTTAGTATGGCTATTGAACGCTTTTCACTGCTGGATCAGCTTACCGCATCGACTTACTTTGCGGTGAATGTCAACGCTCAAGATTACCGTACAAGTGTTGGGACTCTGGTGGATTACATTAACAATGCTAATCCTGAGTTTGGTGGCGGAACGGTAAATCCCTATAAAACGCTGCAGTATTTTGCTCCATCATCCACCGGATGGTCTGTTCCGATTGAATCTGAAAGCAACAGCGTCTGGTTGATTATTACGCCTACAGCAGGCTTTGCCACCGGCACAATCACGTTGCCTCCGGTGTTTAATGTTCTTGAAGGCCAAGAAGTGCTTGTAAATTGCACTCAATCGGTAGGAACATTGACAATCAACGGCAACGGCGGCAATGTGATTGGGGCGCCTAGCTCGCTTGCTGCCAACGGATTTTTTACTCTTAAATTTGAACCGATTCTCAAGAACTGGTATCGGGTCGCCTAGTAACTACGTTTATGCAAATCCCTTTTCAACCAGCTTACAACGGCGGAGTCACAGTAGCACCTGGAGCTTCTAGTGCATTTACTAATTTTGGCCCGAATACGTCCGAGTCTGTAGTGCTTACAAACCTTGGAACAACCACGGTGTATGTGCGTGTGGGATCTTCGGCTGATACAATAACAGCCAGCACCAAAGACTACCCTGTTGTGGCCGGTTCTCAGGTTTCTCTTGGGAAGACGCTCGACGACAACGTCGTGGCTTATATCTCTCCGGGTGGGACCGGATCTCTGCATATCATCTTGGGACGCGGACTCTAAATGATACGGTTCTATTCCAGACGCAGATCGAAGGTTCCGGCCACTGCGGGCGGTGCAACACCCCCACCAGTGACGAACTCGTATCATCGTCCAGATGGAGTTGCATTTTACAACCGGCCCGATGGAACTTCATTTTACATCAGACCCTAACGCGATATGGCTAATCTAACGGTATCAACGGATATTGATTCTTTCATGCAGTCAGCAGACAAGGCTGCTGCAAGAACGTCACTTGGGGTTCCTAGTTCGACTACCACGATCTCTGCTGGGACTGGTCTTACTGGTGGCGGTGACTTAAGCGCAAACCGCACACTTTCAGTGTCAAGTGATGTAGTTGTTCGCGATTCAAATCAGAACATCACGGCAAACTCTCTTATTGAAGGCTTTAGCAACATCACGGCATCTGGCACTCAAGTTGTGCTGACTGTTGCTTCTGCTCCAAGTTATTTAGTCACGGGTTCCGGTGGTCAGACAATTAAGCTGCCTGATGCAACTACGCTTCAAAATGGCGTTGTCTACTTGTTCAACAACAATCAGAGCAGCGGATCAATTCTCGTCAACAACAACTCTAACACGCTTATTGCTACCATTCCTTCTGGTGGATTCTCAGCAGTCTCCCTGCTGTCTAACTCCATCGCAGCAGGATCATGGGAGCGACATGAACAAGCTCCATCCAATGTAACTTGGAGCACCAATACGCTCGATTACCCTGGCTCAATCACAAACGCAACATGGAATGGAGTTGCTGTTGCCGTCAATCGTGGAGGCACGGGAGCAAGTACACAGCAGGCTGCAATTAATGCCTTGGCTGGAGCAACTACTTCTGGGCAGTTCTTGCGTGGAAACGGTACTAATGTGGCCATGTCCGCAATTCAGGCCGGAGATGTGCCAACACTGAACCAGAACACGACCGGAACGGCATCTAATGTCACCGGAACCGTGGCAATTGCCAACGGCGGCACTGCATCAACCACGGCTCAAGCTGCCATCTCAAGCCTTGGAGTTGGGATGCGGATGGTTGAGGCGCAGACAGCAGGTGTTATTGGGGCAACAATGGTAGGTAATGTTCTTACCGTGACCTCAACGGGAGTGTTCACTGCGGACTCTTACACAATTGCGTTAGGCGACATTATTGCTTTTACCCTACAAGCTGACACAAAACAAAATGGTTTTTGGGAGGCAACAACTCTTGGAGCGGTAGGCGTTCAACCTGTTTTTACTCGTCCAGCTTGGTTTACAGGTACGGCGCGAAATGGAATGTACATGACTCGTTTTGGCGCAAGCCAATCTGGTTATGTGATGGCATTTTTTAATACCACCGCAAACGCAGACATAACTGTTGGGACATCTCAAATCACAGTGATTCGGGTGAGTTATAGGACTGCAAACGCAATTACGGGGTTCAATCAATTTACAGGACGGCAAAGCTTTCTTGCAAACTCAACAACAAATGTTCCGTTTCAGTTTCAGGCAGGTGCTGCACTGGTAACAACTCCAGTAGCGCATTACGTTGAGTGGTTTAACGATCAGATGTATTTGACGAACGCAGCAGGCGTACGCACAACTAACACAAACCATGTTGCTATTCCCGCCACTGCAACCTCAAGCGGACAGGTTGGCCAGATTGCTGTGGATAACGCGGGCAGTTGGCTATATGTGTGCACCGCTACAAATGTCTGGAAGCGAGTGCTTTTGACTACATTCTAATTTCCCTCAGAAAAGTAAACACCCAAACTCAGTAAAAAAATAAAATATGGCCAATCAATTCCTGCTTAAATACAGCGCCACATCTGGCGTTGTCCCTACGTCCGCCGAGTTGCCCTTGCGGCAAATCGCGCTTAACACTGCTGATGGTAAGTTGTTCATCAAAAAGAATGATGGAACAATCCTTACCTTTGAGAGTGCTGGCGCGTTTGCTCGTGCGGTACACTCCCACGTTATCTCTGACGTTACTGGTCTCCAAGACGCTCTTGATACGCTAACAAGCGCAGCCTCTGCGGCTCAGGCCGGAGCAGATGCTTCGCTTAAAAGCGCCTCAAACCTGAGTGATCTTGCCAATGTGTCTTCGGCTCGCAGCAACCTGTCTGTTGATAGCTCCGCTGAAGTTGACGGCAAAATCAGCACCTCCAAAAGCGCCTCCGATGCCTACACCAACGCAGCAATTGCCGCGTTGATCAATGGGAGTCCTTCGACGCTCGATACCCTAAAGGAAATTGCTGACGCCCTGGCCGCTGGCTCGGACGTTGCTACCGCTTTAGCTTCCAGCATCGCTGGAGTTTCTTCCCGCGTTACCACGCTGGAAAACCAGAACCTCGACAGCCGCATCACGACTGCTCAGTCCACTGCGGACTCTGCTGTTTCGGCTGCTGCGACAGCACAGGCTGGCGCTGACGCTTCGGTGAAGAAGTCCGCTAACCTCAGCGATCTCGCTGATGCCGCAATTTCCCGTACGAACCTCGGTGTAGATTCTTCTGCTGAAGTTGACTCCAAAGTCAGCTCCGCTGTTAGTTCTGCTCAGACAACGCTTCAGGGCGAAATCGACGGAGTAAGCACTCGCGTTTCCACGATTGAAGGACAGAATCTTGATTCTCGTCTTTCCAGCGCAGAAAGCTCGATTGCTGGCTTGGGCACGATGTCTACGCAGAATGCTAACAACGTGAGCATCACGGGTGGCAGTATTGGCGCAGGTTCGGTTCCTACTGATTCAGGTGTGATTCTTACTGAGAACAGCACTTTGGACGGAGGCACGTTCTCGGGTTTTAATGGCGGGGGTGGTGGAGGCAACACCACTCCCGTGATCGGGGCCTACTTCTACGCCAGCTCTGGTAACGATTGGGGCACGCTTGCTAACTGGTCTGGCGACAGCGCCCGGACTCAGGCGGCAACGCAGCTTCCAAGCGGAACCACTGACGTAACGCTACTAAGTTCTGGGTCTGCCGACCTAGACACTTGGACGCAGCCGCAGAGCATCAATATTGGATCAAATGATCTGACGTTGACCTCGGTGGCAAATCCTTCGGCTAACTTGACCTGTTCCGTTAGCGGCACAACAGGTATCGTCACGCTCAATGGCGTGGCGTTTAATCGCTAACACAACTGCGGGGTGGCTGGCTAAATACCGGCCATCCCTGCTCTTTTTTCTTTCTATTATGAATCCATCTATCTCAATCGCATGTGACGCCACTTTTGGCGCCGGCTCAGAAAACTTTGGCACTGTCACCGGAAACGTGACATTTCAGGATGGGTCCGCGAACAGCGGGACAGTGACTGGCAATGCTGTGTTTGAAGGCACTGCCGAAAACAAGGCAGGCGCAACAGTCAGTGGAAATGCTTCGTTTGCCTCCACAGCAGTGAACAACGGAACCGTTTCTGGAACTGTAACCGACTCCACATTTGAAGCATGGATCGCCGCAAGAAATGGCACCCTTCCAGATGGAATGCAGGCCGTGCAGCAATACACTGAAGCTGGAGTGAATTACGACAAGTGGTTTTACATGCACAATGGCCCCTTTAATAATCAGGGAGACGCAATTGATAGCCAATTTAACTATGCGGGGTGGCTTGCAACCAATGTTGGTGTAACTCAGTTTGTGATGTCTAATGGCATTGCAGTTGATTCAGCGGCAAGCCACTATGGACAGTGGGCATACAACTCAACAGAGTATGGCTCGGAAGCTGATGCGCGAGCAGACTTTGACGCTTATTCGCAGACTGTTTTTGAGGCCTGGCTTATTGTAAACACTGGCGTAAATCAGTACACAGGACTTGGCTCGCAAAGCGGAAAATGGTTTAATGGAGCATTGGCAACATCATATGTGTATCAAGCAGATGCAGTTGCTCAAAATCAAAACATTAACGGCCTAGGAAACGGAACAGCAGGACGCAGTGGTGTCTTGTATATCTTGGGACAAGTTGTCAGTGAATCTCCTGAGGACTACACAACATACAAAGATCCCAGCACAACTCGCTGGTATTTCTTTGATAGAGGCACAATGTATGCATATTTCAATGGATCAGCAAAGCAATCTGACGGCCTTTATTATGGATACGATCAAGGAATCCTGTTGAGCACTACTGGCTATAATACATCGGAAGAAGTTAACGCTGCCTTTGGCTGGACTTAACCAAGTCACTATCAAGCCGCTGTCCAATCCGGCGGCTTGATTTGTTTTGGGTTAGTGCTAAATGAAATCCATGCCAACTATTCTGTTGAACAATAAAGTAAACGACGGCTCTGCCCCAAGTCCGTCAGACGTAGCGGTTAGAGAGCTTGCCATCGACCCATCAAACGGTTCACTTTGGACCAAGCTGAAGACTGGTATTGTCCGCAAGATCCTAGCCATCGCAGCGCCTCACGCAGGCACACACGCCGCTGGTCAGGCAGATGCTATCAGCCCGGCCTCGATTGGTGCTGCAATTGTGGATCACCAGCACACTCCACTTGATTTTATTGGATGTGGAGATATTTTAGGTTCAAATGTGGCTGATTTTGCTGCTGCATCACACACGCACGGCATTGGACAAGTCACCGGCCTTTCGGCCCAGCTTGATGCGCTTGCTCAAAGAATTTCGGCTCTTGAACAACAAGTTCATCCGCAATAATGCAGATCCCCATCCTCAACGGCATCTACACTAATGGGATCGGTGACTTCCGCGTGGAGTACCCGCGCAACATGGTGCCGATTATCCAGAAGCAAGGTATTTCTGATGGGTACTTCCGCCCTGGGGATGGGCTTGTAGCTCTCGGGGCAGGCCCCGGCATAGATCGAGGTGCGATCAGTTGGAATGGTCTGCTCTACCGCGTCATGGGCACCAAATTGGTGTCGATCTCGAGCACTAACGTCGTTACCGTCATTGGAGACGTAGGCGGCACGGGACAAGTCACGTTTGACTACTCGTTTGATTATCTGGCAGTGGCTTCCAGCGGAAAGTTGTTTCTGTACAAGCCAAATGCCGGTCTTCAACAGGTTACTGATGTTGATCTTGGAACAGTGATTGATTTTGTGTGGGTAGACGGGTACTTTATGACCACTGACGGCACCTATTTGGTGGTGACCGATCTTGATAATCCGTTTGCGGTAAACCCACTAAAATACGGTTCTTCTGAAGCAGACCCTGATCCAATCGTGGCTCTTATGAAGGTCAAGAACGAGGTCTATGCGCTCAACCGAAACACCATTGAAGTGTTCAACAACGTGGGTGGCAGCTTGTTTCCGTTTCAGCGCGTTGAAGGCGCCCAGATCCAGCGTGGAGTCGTGGGCACTAATGCCTGCTGTTTGTTCATGGATACCATCGCTTTCTTGGGCGGTGGCAGAAACGAATCCGTGGCAGTCTGGATGATTAATGGTGGAATAGCTGCAAAGGTTTCAAGCAGGGAAGTGGACCAGATTCTTGCTGAGTACACCGAGGAGGAACTTTCTCAGGTGCATATGGAGTCTCGTGTGGATAAAGATTTTCGGCACATGTACATCCACTTGCCGGATCAGACGCTTGCGTTTGACGGGGCAGGTTCAGCCAAGGCTGGCACCCCAGTCTGGTACACGATGACAACCAGTGTGGTGGGGAAAGCTCAGTACCGGGCACGCAACTTTATCTGGATTTACAACAAGTGGATTGTAGGAGACACAAAAAGTGTCAATTTTGGAAATGCCACCGACACGCTTTCCTCTCATTGGGGCGAAGTTGTTGGTTGGGATTTTGAGACGATGATTCTGTACAATGAAAGCCATGGCTTGATTTTCCACGAGCTGGAGCTGGTTTCCCTGACTGGGAACGCCACTTTTGGCGCCGATCCCAGTATCTGGACATCGTACACCACCGACGGCGTAACTTGGAGCCAAGAACGTGTTTGCAAGGCCGGTAAGACAGGGCAGCGCGGTAAACGTCTGTCTTGGCTTCAGCAGGGTCGTATGCGGCAATGGCGCTCACAACGATTCCGGGGAACCAGTGACGCGCAACTTGCTGTGGCGCGACTTGAGGTCCGCGTAGAACCGCTTGCTGTTTGATATGGACGGCCCAAACAGATTACTTCGATCTGAGCTTGCCAAGTTCCTGCCGTCGCAGCGAGCGATCCGAGCTTTTGAGCAGCTTTTTGATGTTGTTCCGTCTCAGGTCAATCAAAACACTACCTTGGTTGAAGAAGCCTCTATAAACGCACAGAATGCCGATTCTAGGGCACAGCAAGCGGTGTCCGCTATAGCGAGACTAGCTGATGCAGTGGAATTACTGGCTTTGGCGCCTCCAGACTCAAGCGTGGCTCAGGGATTTGATATTGCTCCGCCAACCGTACCGGTCGCTACTCAGCTTGATGTGACGCCTCCGGTTATCAACGAGGTTCGGCGCAAGCGGTACGGCGCATTCCACAGCACGGTCACTCAGACGGCGGCAGTCATTAACACGGCGTATGGAATGACGCTGAACGCGACCGACATTTCGTTTGGTGTGTACACCGGAACACCTACAAGCCGCATCTACATCGATACGGAAGGCTACTACAACTTTCAATTCTCGGCGCAGCTTGAAAAAACCACAGGTGGCGTGGGGGCCGTTTACATCTGGTGCCGTGTGAACGGAGTTGACATCCCTTACTCTGCTACTAAGATTCGTATCCAAGGCAACAACGCAGAGACGGTTGCCGCGTGGAACTTTGTGCTGCCTATCAACGCCGGAGATTACTTTGAGTTGATGTGGAGCACGGATGACACGGATTGCCAGATATTTGCCTCGGCAGCAAGCTCACCGGTCCCCTCGATCCCTTCTGTGATTCTTACTGTTACCGACAACATTTCTTAATATGGCAGTCACCGTCAAAAACATCATCCCGCCCAAGCAGGCCGAAGCCGCGCAGACTACGCAGTACACGGCTACGAACTGCAAGGCCATCATCGACAAATTCACGGTCACGAATACCAACACAATGAACGTGACCTTTAGCGTGAACCTAGTGGCTTTGGCTGGCTCTGCTGGTACGGCAAACTTGATTGTGAAGACTCGCTCCATTGTCCCTGGGGAAACTTATCTGTGCCCCGAGCTGGTAGGGCAAGTTCTTGAGTCCGGTGGTTTCATCTCGACGCTGGCCGGTACGGCCACCTCGCTCACAATCGCAGCCTCCGGGAGGGAAGTGACATAATGGCAGATGACACGATATGGCTAAGAAAGAATCTGGAAGAACACTTCCAGTTGCCTGCTTCTGCCGTGGAGTGGCTGATGATGATGTTTGATGCCATTCAGGTCTTCGACGATATTGCAGACGGCGACGGTGTGCAGCGCAAGGATCTCGATAAGTGCATTTGGAACACGCTTGTGGCTATGCCGCTGAACCACTTCTTCTCGGCAAATGCGGCTACGCTTCTGCCGATTGTGGCGGTGAATATCCTCAAGTGGCAGGCAAGTGATCTTGCTGAACGAAGCTGGAATGCTGGAGCTATGTCGTTTGCGTGGCGCGCTGGGTTCTACGATCTTTGCATGATTGCAGTGCAGCTTTGTCATGGAACAGATAAAGCCATCGAGTTATCATCTGATGTTATGAAACTCTACGGAGAAGATTTTGAGTCATATCGAAAGGAATTTGTATGCCAGACCCAATAACAGCAACAATTGGAGCAGTGGCCGGAATTGGAAGTGCTTTAATTGGCAAAAGTTCTGGTGATAAATCTGCCGCTGCTGCAACTTCTGCCGCAAACACACAGGCAGCAGCACAGGGGCAAGCAATCGAAGAGCAACGCCGGCAGTTTGATGCCATCCAAGCTCTTTTGAAGCCGTATGTTGAGGCAGGTAAACCTGATCTAACACAGCCGTACATCCAAGCTGGACCCGGTGCTCTTCAAGGGATGCAGGGGCTTGCTGGACTTCGAGGCAATGCAGAGCAGCAAGCAGCAATTGAACAGATCAAACAGTCCGCCCAGTTTCAAGAACTCGCAAAGCAAGGCGAACAAGGCATTCTCCAGAACGCATCAGCAACCGGAGGACTTCGCGGCGGCAACGTGCAAGCGGCATTAGGGCAGTTCCGTCCTGCGCTCTTGAATCAGCTCATTGAGTCTCAGTATGGCAAGCTTGCAGGGCTTACAAGCCTTGGATCGACCTCTGCTCAGAATCTGCTTGGCGTTGGACAAGCCTCGGCGGCAGGCACAGCGGCAGCAGGACAGCAATCAGCACAGAACATCGGCAATCTGATGGTGGGCCAAGGCGCCGCACAGGCCGCTGGAACTATTGGCGCAGCCAATGCTCAAGCGCAAGGCATGGGTGCCATCTCGAACGCATTGACCGGTGGATTCCAAAATGCTTCGCTTCTTAGCATTCTTGGAAAAGGTGGAACAACAGGCGCAGGAAGTTTTGGTCTTGGAAGTCTTTTTGGCGGAGGCAACACTGCTGGCGCTGGATGGACTACAGCACAATTAGCAGATTTAGCAGGACAATAATATGCCTGGACAATACGACTACAGCATCAACATCCCGCAGCCTCCGGCGCAGAACTTCCTGCAGAGCCTGCTGGGCATCCAGCAGCTCAAGGGGCTACAGCAGCAGGGTGAGATAGCGCAGCAGCAGGCTGGCATTCAGGCGCAGCAGGCGCAGTTCGCGCAGCAGAAACAGCCTCTTGAGCTTCAGCAAATTCAAGCCAGCATTGCTGCACAACAAGCAGCGGCTGCTCATTCTGGTGCGGCAACCAATCTTTTAGGAATTCAGACAGCAGAAGCTCAACGCAAGAATCAAGATATTGCGGCTTATCAGAATGAAGCCTTAAAACTTGCCGAAGATCCCACATCTTGGGATGCCAATAAACTGAAAAGCCTTTCGATGAAAGCAGCAGCAATAGACCCACAGTCTTTTTCTGCAATGAACAGTCTGTTCCAGCATTTGCCTCAAACCGCAAACACATTAAGCAATGCAGCCTCGGAAGTAATGCTTTCTGTCAACGCTGGAAAGCCCGATATAGCCAAGTCTTCTTTGGATAACTACATTGCGGGAGCACAAGCAGCGGTTGATAAAAACCCAGCAGATCAAGCTGCTCAGGCTTCTTTGACATTTTTAAATGGAGCCAAGTCCACTTTGGACAATGATCCGACCGGAGCATCTGCAGCACTTCAAGCTTCAAACTTTTTGTTCAATACAGATCCCGCAAAATGGGATTTGACGACAAAAGCCTTAAAGGGGGCGAGCGATATTTCTAAGACTCAAGCAGACATTAAAGAGACGCAAGCCAAGGCCATGAAAGAACAATGGGCGGCAGTTAAGATGTCTCAAGAAATCGAGAACGGAAAGCCTATGAGCCGTCCCGTGACCAATATTGTAGATGCAGCAACAACCGCTTCTCAATCTTATGGAAAGATATCCGAAACTGCACAGTCATTAAGAAGTGAACTAGAATCCTTGAGATCAAAAATGGATTCTGGAAAATTTACTTTAATGGGTAAAGAAGCTTGGAAATCTGTAACTGGAGCGCAAGATGAAGTTTCTAATTTTCTTACTGGGTTTGATCAACTTGTGACGAGTAATCTTTTTAAATCACTAAGAGACAGCACTCGTGGAAACATGAATGTGCAGGAACTAAAAACAGTAGGCGGAACGGTTCCTGGAAAATACGACAGTCCTCAAAGAAAAGCTGAGTATCTTGATGCTTTGGTTTCTGCTTTTGATAGGCAGACTCAGCTTGAGTCCGATAAAGCGAATTTTGTTTCAACATTTAACACGAACGGAAAAGCCACAAAAGATGGCGAAGTATCAGGTATTCCAGTCAGCAAAGGCACCACTCTGAACGACTTTCTTGCGCAGCGCAAAAAGGAGCTTGGTGCCGTCAAGGTGTTTGGTGGCGCGAATGAGCCGGGGAATCCTGCACCTCCTGCTGGTGCAAATCCACTTGAAGCTGAACTTCGCAGACGCGGACTTTTGAAGTAATATGGCTGATCTGTCTACACTTTCAGATGCAGAGTTGATGGCTCTGTATAAGCAGCAACAGCAGCCAGTACAGGCGCAGCCTCAGGATCTGTCAAAGCTGTCTGATGCTGAGTTGATGGCGTTGTATAACCAACAAAAGGCATCGAATGCTCCCATAGAGCATGCAGGAATGCTTGAAAAACCTATCGGCAATATTGAGCCGCAGCCATCCCAAGCCGCGCAGATAGCTGGCGGCGCTGTTCGTGGCGCTGGTCCGATTGCTGCCGGAGGAGCAATTGGTGCAGCATTAGGCGCTCCGATTGCTGGCATTGGAGCTATCCCTGGATTTTTTGCAGGCGCTGGAGCAATGGGAATTGCTCAGTCTGAAATGGCAGGCGCAGCCGTAGACAAAATCAACAAGACATTTGGAACAAACTACAGCAGGCCCGATGAGGCTATGCAGCATTTTTTGACTTATTTAGGGGTTCCACAAGCTGACACGGAGGCAGCACGGCTTGTACAGGCCACTACAAAAGGCATAGCAGAAGCGGCATCTGGTGTCGGAATTGGAAGAGCATTAATGGCAGCAGCTCCAACTTTATCTTCGGTGCCCGCTATTGTGGGAGAAGCCATATCAACTCAACCTGCTACCCAGATGGCAATAGGTGGTGGAGCGGCATTGGGCACACAGGCAGCCAAAGAAGCTGGCCTTGGGCCTGCTGCTCAGTTTGGAGCAGGTCTGGCTGGAGGCATGGCTGGAGGCATGGGAGTGGGTATCGGAACCCCGGCATTTCAAGCTGAGTATCAGGCTCAAAAAGAAGCAATACCAATAGCGGAGATCGCAATCAAAGCAGCTCGCGGCAACAAGGCGGCAATGGAAGAGTTTGCTGCAAAAGCTATTGCTGATCCAAAAATGCAGAAAGCCGCATCGGATCTTGGTCTTGAGTTGTCTCCAGAACTTTTAGCAAAAGATCCACAGTATGCACAATTGGCGCAAGCAATAGCTTCTGCGCCAAATTCTCGTCTTGGAGTGCAACAGAAAGAGCAACTTTATGCCCTTGGAGATCGCGCAAATAAACTTCTTGAAGAACTTGGTGGAAGTAGAGATTTTGCAGGATTAAGCGAAAAAGTGAAATCTACAATGCAGGGCACTCACGAAGCTCTTAAAACTTCTGAGGATGCTTTGTGGAATAAACTAAGAGAAACTATTCCAGCAAAAACTTCAGCTCCCAGCACATCAACGATGGCCGAAATCAACAAGGCTGCATCTGAGTTTGGTGGAGTTGATAAACTCGGGAAAATGGAGCAAGCCATTCGGGATGATCTTCGACCAAAAAGAATATATGATGCCGATGGTAAAATTATTGGAGTAAAAATGCCAACATACGCGCTTCTTGAACGTAGACGCCAAGAAGTTGGAGATGCAGCTCGCGGTATGGGGCCTTTTTCTGATGCTGGAATTGGTTTAGCCAAAAAATACTACGCTCTTTTATCTGAAGATGCTGGGCGCGTTGCTGAAGCAGTTGGTGCGGGCGAGTTGAGCCAGCAGGCCAAAGCTTTTACGGTTCAACGGAAGCAGCTTGAAGATCGGTTGACGACTCTTTTTGGAGATCAACTCGATAAGAGCCTTTCTGGAAAGCTTCAGACTGCCACCAATGTGCTTGCAGCAGGCGATGTTGATCAGCTTGTAAAAATATTAAACACTGCACCAAAAGAACTTAGAAAAGACATTGTGGCTACTGGATTGAGTCAGGCATTCGGAAAGTTTACACAAGCAAAAGGTGAATTAAACTTTGATTCTTTTGCAAACTGGTGGCGTGGGATTGAACGAAATCCAAGAGCAAAAGCACTGGTTATGAGCAATCTTCCTGCTGAGTCTCGGCGGAACTTACAGTCACTTGCAGATTTATCGACATACATCACTGCTAGACTTTCAGAAAAGATTTCCACTGGAAGGATTGCTGAAGGGATGAAAATAGTAGAACGCCCAATGGAAAAGGTTATTCAAGCTGCAAAAAATGTAGCTACTGGCGTTGCCATTGGGACTCCAGCAGAAGCTCTTGCAAGCCAAATTGGACTGGGAGGACATGGAATTGGATATGCTGTAACAACGGCTGTGACCACTGCATTGATGGCGAAAAAGACTGCCCCACTTCAGGCCGCTGACGAGCTTTTAATGTCTCCTGGATTCCAAAAGTTGATCAAAGAAATGGCAGTAAAATATCCGGCAGGCGCACCCAAGGCTGAGGCTGAAGTCTTAAAAAGTTCTGCCTTTCGTAAGTTTGCAGATGCCGCTAACATCCCGCAGGCAGCTCGCGCCACATTTTTCTCATCAACTGTCGAACCCAAACAGGAGTCCAAGTAATGTCCTCTTCCATCGTATCTCCATTCCCATTCTTCACTGACACGACAGGAGCCCCGCTAGAGGGCGGTTACATCTTTATCGGCCAGTCTAACCTGAATCCAGAGACAGCCCCTGTAAACATCTTCTGGGACGCTGCATTGACCATTCCTGCGGCCAACCCGGTGAGGACTATTAGTGGATACCCAAGCAGACAAGGGACGCCTAGCAGGTTCTTTATCCAAGGCGCCTTTTACTCGATTACGATCAGGAACAGAAACCACGCTTTGGTATTCTCGTCTCAAGTTGAAACGGCTGCCGGCACTCCAACATCAAGCAGGGTAGAACTTCAGACAGCTACTTCAGGGCAGACAACATTTAACCTGTCTGCAATTAACTACATTCCAAACACAAACTCAATTCAGGTGTATAGGAATGGGCTATTATTGCTGTCTAGCGATTATTCCGAAACAAGTGCAACTCAAATTGTGCTTGATGCTCCAGGAGCTGCTGGAGATCAATTTCTATTTGTCGCCGCTGTAATTGCTATAGCACCAAACCAAACTAGCGCATCGTTCCTAAGCCAAGTACTTACTGCCACCGCTGGTCAGACTGTTTTTAACCTCACAACGATGACGTATCCTAACGGGACAGGCGCGCTGATTGTGTTCAGAAACGGGATGGCGCTATTATCTGGCACAGATTTTACTGAAAGCACTCCAACACGAATCACATTAACAACAGGAGCAGCACTAGGTGATCAGCTTCTATTTTTGACGGTCAAAAACGCATAACTAACACTATGAGCAGCAAATCTTTTCAAAACGCATCAAAGCTAAACGGCATCGTCTCAGTACTCCAGTTCGGGGCGGTGGGGGACGGGGTGGCTGATGATACTGCGGCAATTCAGGCGGCAGTTACAAGTGGTGCTGTGTATGTTGTGTTGCCTTCAGGTAACTACAAAATTACTTCTTCAATCACTTTAACGAGCAGCGTTAGTGTTGTTTTTGAGTCTGGAGCATACACTTCTGGCACTGGCTCTATTTCTGGAGGAACCATTTTTCGTCAATCTGGGTCTGGAGCCGCAACACGATCCCAAGCAGCGGCAGTTGCTGGATCAGTTATGGGCATAGAGGGAATTGTTGAAGAATCCGAATACTCATTGAAGGGAGAAGCTGGAATCTGGACCGGAAAATCTTTTACATTTCAAGGAATCAGCAAAACATTTGATTCTGGATATAATTCCACAACTTCAGCTCCTGCTACTGCTTTGTTTGTATTTGCAAATAACAAAAATACAAATACTGATGTTGTTGGAATAATATCTGATTGTGTTTCTAGAACAACTGACGACACAGTGTTTGCTGCTAATTTTATTGCTAGAAACGCCTCCGGTGCAAACAACGCAAAACTTGTTGGATTAGAGATTGATATAGCCCCAGCATCTGGAACAACAATTAGCGGCAACTCAATTGGGCTGGTATTAAATATATTCACAATACCAACATCAGCACCAGCAATGCAAATTGGAGGTGTTGGTGGAGGAAGTTGGGGTAATGGGATTGTAATAGATGGAATTTCTGGAGCCGGACTTGCAGCTCAATCTGGGGCAACAATGGCAAGCCTCATAAATGCAACTGGAGGGACTTACACTGATACTGTGATAAGGCTTTCAACTGGGATCAAAAACGCAATTTTCTTTGGAAATGATTTTATATATAGTTCACCACGAATTTTTGGAGACTCTTCTGGGAATCTAAAAATAGATACAGGAACTGCTTTTGGTAAACTTTTGCTTACTGGTAAAGCAAATATGTCTGGATTGCCAACATCTTCTGCCGGACTTGTTTCTGGAGATATTTGGATAAATGGATCTGTGCTAAATATTGTTCCGTAATGAAAACTGTTTCACTCACATTTACCCAAGAACAACTCCAAGTACTCAATGCCGCTCTTGGTGAAGTTCCGTACAGAGTTGCTGCTCCGTTGATAGCCAGCATTAACAGCCAAATTCAACGGCAGTTCCAACGTGAAGACGACGACACTCCTGCGGGCAGCAACCACAACCTGCCTATCACTGACGACTCACCAAACAACCTGTGAACCATCTCGCCCACCCAGTCATCGCCCTCGTCCTGCAAGCCGTCATCGGCCTTGTCTCCGGTGACTGGTGGGTTGGTGCCGCTGCTGGTAGCTTCTACTTCATCGGTCGTGAGTACGCCCAAGCGGAATACCGCAACATCGAGCAGAACTACAACGGCTATCGCCGGAACATGCCGTACTTCGGCGGACTCGAGTCGCGGGCGTGGACACTGAAGGGGTTGCTAGACTTCATTCTGCCTTCCATTGCTGTGGTTGCTGTAGCACTCTTGAAATCATGGATTGGCTAGGCAAAATAATACCAACAATCGCTACCTGCCTCGGGGGGCCGCTCGGTGGAGTCGCCGTTGAGGCCGTGGGCTCCGCTCTTGGTTTAAGCGACAAGACAAAAGCTAGCGTAGAGAAGGCGCTAGCCAGCAACAGCCTAACGCCGGAGCAGATTGCCTCCTTGCAGGCCGCTGACACCGCGCTTAAGCAAAGGCTAGCAGAACTGGGCATTGAGGCTGAGAAACTGGCGGTACAAGACCGAGCTGATGCCCGCGCCATGCAGGTTGCAACCAATTCGCGAGTGCCTGCAATTTTGGCCCTTACGTTGGTGGGAACTTTTTTGACAATCATCTGTTGCCTCCTTACGGGAGACATGAAGCTGTGGGATAATCAAACCCTCACCATGCTGCTGGGCCAGCTTACCGGGGCTGTGACTGCGGTGACTGCCTACTATTACGGGGCTAGCCATAAGGAGACGAGACCATGAATCTAAAAGATGCCGGCATTGACGCAGGATTAGCAATTGCTGGCCTTTTTGGAGCGTTGCTAACGACCTCAGCGCGAGCCGAAAAACAAACAATTTGGCAGTCGGCTATTTCCATTCTTGGGGGGGCAGCATCTGCTAATTATTTAACGCCACTGGTTTTGCGGTGGATGAATGTGGAAAACGGATCTGAGTTTCAGTATGCCACCGCATTTTTAATTGGGGTATCTGGTCTTCGAGTTGTCGAGCGCATCGTTTCAAAATATGTGGACGCCCAACATCCTCCTCAACGCCGCCGCTAACATTTGCACAGCTAGCGCCGTTTATTTCTTGCTCTGGCGCATCTGGTTAGATAAAAGCCAAAAGATTCACGACAATCCAACGCTTTGCTTTATTCGCAAAGCTGGGTTATGCATAACGATTTGTTCGGCAGTTGGTAATATTATCACGGCGCAAGATCCGCTTCCCAGTGAGACTCTTATGTCGTTTGCAGTGGCGGCTAATTTTGTATCGGTAGCACTGCTTTTTCAAATTCCAAAAAAATCAAGCAAACCAAATCCGCAAAAGACAATGCAACGCAAAAGGCAAGCGACCTAAAAATCGCCCAATCCAGCAAAATTACAATGAACGCAGTTCAACCCCTTCTTCAGTTTCAATCCCAGCTCAAATTGTGGCATTGGATGACCAAATCATTCGCCCAGCATGAGGCGTTTGGAGATGCTTACGAGGCTCTTAGTGAGCAGATTGACGAGTTTATTGAAGTCTTTTTTGGTCGTTATGGGCGCGAGGCTCTCAAGGATGTGAATCTTGGCTTAAAGGCTTCCGTGGAGGATTCTACCATTATCACGATCCTGACTGGCATGAGGAACTATCTGGCTGGCATGGACAAGGATCTCAAGGGAGCCACCGATCTACTTGCTCTGCGCGACGACATGCTTGGAGAGGTAAACCATCTTGTCTACCGCTTAAGCCTTGTTTAAGGGGCTATTTTTTCCACAATAAAAAACAACATGAACCTAAACAACAAAGGCTTACAATTCATCATCGACCAAGAAACCGGAGGGGAGAACGAGTACAATCGTCACCCCGAATGGCCAGGCGAAGCATCTGGGATCACCATCGGAATCGGCTATGATCTGGGCTACAATGATCCTGCAAGTATCAGTCGCGACTGGAGCGAGCACTTTGATCGCATTGATCTGGCGAGATTTGTTGCGGTGTCCGGCCTGAAAGGTCAAGACGCACATGCCAAGTTGCCTTTTCTCAAGGACATAACCATTCAATGGAGCGCAGCACTTGATGTGTTCAAGGAGGCAACTGTCCCCAAGTTCTACTTGCATATGTTGCGCATCTATCCGCAGGCTGATGAACTTGAGCCAGAACAAACCGCTGCGCTTCTGTCACTTGTGTTTAACCGTGGTAACTCACTTAACGGTGATCGCCGCAAGGAAATGGTTGAAATTAAAGAGGCGCTTGCAAAAGGTAATCTCGACAAGGTGCCAGAATTATTTCGTGAAATGAAACGATTGTGGCCTAATACATTAGGACTTCGACTTCGCCGAGATCGAGAGGCGGAATTGTTTGAAACTGCATGAACATTACCCGCAAATGGCGGCGCTGGATGGCTGTAGGGTGCTCGCACGGGCATCTCGCGGACCAGGCGCTATTGCGTCAGGTACTGGCATTTAAGGAGCGATTTAAACCGCAGCTCACGATCCATTTAGGGGATGCGCTGGACTTAGCCTGCCTTAGGTCCGGCAGCCAAGGCACCTCAGACGAGGCTTGCGATCCTGAGGGCGACCTCAACGACGGCCTAGCGTTCTTGTCGCAACTACAACCACAGGTTTATCTTTTGGGAAACCATGAAGCTAGGTTGGTGCATCTCATGAACTCGCCTAAAGCCATCGTGTCGGCGCTTGCGTGCAGGGTTTACCAACAGATTCAAGATCGAGCTAAAGAGCTAAAATGCAAAGTGATAGACTACAAT